TTACATGCCGCGAACCATTAATGCCTCATCCAACTCGCGATAGGCTTCTACCAGCTTCTCAAATGGCGCGCGGTTTAAGCCGCTGGGATTTGGCAGCACCCAGACCTGGGTCGCGCCGATAGAAATCTGCTGTTTGCCCCAGTTAGCCCCGCGCTGGCTGAACGCCTGCTCAAAGGCCTGCTTGCCGAGGATCGCCAGCGCCGTCGGCTGGTAATCTTCGATCTTTTTCACCAGATCGCGTCCACCCTGACGCAGCTCGTGCAGTTTAACTTCCGTTGCCTGCACCGTCGGGCGCTCTACCAGCATGGTGATACCGCAGCGGGTATCCAGCAGCTCGCGCTCTTCCTCTGGCTTCAGCTGCCGCTCGGTGAAGCCCGCCTGGTGAATGACTTTCCAGAAGCGATTGCCCGGATGGGCGAAATGGTAACCGGTATGGGCCGAGGATTTTCCGGGATTGATGCCGCAGAACACCACGCGCAGCCCCGGTTCGAGAATATCTTGTATCATTAGCAACCTTTCATAACTGACGGATTCCTAAAGTATAAAACCTTGTTCGCAGGTTGCTTAGAAAAACAGCACCCGACGCGTAATGGCTGGATTGAGGCCAGCAGTTACTTTATAATCCCCCGCCACGGCCCCTTAGCTCAGTGGTTAGAGCAGGCGACTCATAATCGCTTGGTCGCTGGTTCAAACCCAGCAGGGGCCACCAAATTTTAGCTTTATAATCATATGATTAAGCCACTCAAAGGAGTGGTTTTTTTATTTATTGATTCTGACGTGGCGATAAAATGGCGACAGAGTGTATATAGCCGGTTCGCTTAAGCCAAAAATTTCTGGCGAAACGGTGATGTTACCGCGCCATGATAAGCGCTTACCCACGTCAGGCCAGCCTGTACTGGCGCGAGGCTGCCGCAAAGTGACAGAGCATATCATCGGTATACATGCCTGGTTTGAGGTAATACGGATGATTGAGTTCACTTATCGTAAATTTTGAAAGCAGGGAATTATAATGAGCGCTATATTTATTTTAACCATTTTTGGTGTCGCGCTATTTTCAGCAATTGTATATTTCAGGTCTCCCGGCAATGCACTTATCAGATTAATCAAAGGCCTGTTTTCATTTATATTGTGCGTGAGATGTATCGAAACTTATAATCGTGGTGATTATTTAACTACCCTTATTATCGTCTCGGTTATTTTCTGTCTGTCGTATCGTCGGCGCTTACTTAACAGACAATCAGCACGTTACCCCACCTATGTGAAAATTAAAAAACCTTAGCGGCTTCATTCCCTTCCCTGCGCCCGGCCTGCCTCTGTAATAACAAAAAAAAGAGCGTCTCCCGACGCTCTTTTTTACTTGATATCCAGTCACACCCCGTTGCGCACCCCTGCGGCATCCGCATTCTTCGCCTTCGCCACAATAAATCGTTCGACGGATTCCATTGTCACAAAGGTGCAACTGCAGTTTACATTAGTGCACTGGTGATAGCGCTCTTTGGTATTCTCACTTAAATAACGGCTGGTTCTGGCATGTGCAGAAGAACGGCACTGCGGGCAATGAAACATATTTTCTCTCCCTCGGTGAACTGATGGAAATAATTATCCCACCGTTTTTCGCCATCCAGAAACGTTATTCACCCTTCGCTAATACTTTCCTCATATTCAATATTATCCAGTAATGCTTCCAGCACCACCTTCGTGGTAAAGCCGCGATCGCTCAGGCTGTGCTCGATATTTTTGATGGTCCAGGTCTGGGCATCTATCACGCGCTTGAAGCCGCTGACCGTTACCGGCGTTTCCGGATAAAGATCGGCGCGGCCCATCGCCAGGTTGATGCTGAACGTGGCGGCAGAGCGCTGCAGCGCGTCCCACTTCGCTTTGGCGGCACGCACCGCCTCCTCTTTGTTGTTGAAGCTGTCGGTGAGGACAAAAGCGTTAGCCGGCTCGCCCATAATGTAATCTTCGCGTTTACCCTGCCCGCCTGGCAGCGGTGCCTGCGCGCGGGGATGCGCGACGCTGGCTGAGGGTGCCGCTGTCGGCTTGCGCTGCAGGATAACGCTGCTCGCCTGCGACTCGGGCGCGGCGGTATTGAGCCAGCTGGCGATAACGCCGGTATAGGCCATGCGGTCGGCAATGGTGAAGGCGTGGCTGTCGCCGGCGCGGCGCGTGATGGCCAGCGGCGCGATGGGTTGCCCGCTTACCGTGGTTCCCCGCCCCGGCTGCAGGAACAGCACGCTGCCGTTTTTGATCGTTGCCTCGGCGCCATTTTTTCCGGCCAGACGGGTGAGAAAGGCGATGTCAGACTCCATCGACTGGTCGATATGCGCGATAGCGATATCCGCCAGCGTCGACGCCACCGCCGATTTCAGCCCGTTGCGCGCGGCCACCAGCCCCACCAACGCACTGAGCGTGGTGTTGTGGTAAGAGGCTTCGCGCTTGACGTTAAGCGACCCGCGAAAATCAGCGCTGTGGGCTTTAATCGAGACCCGGTCCGGCGCGCCGCTGAAGGTGACGCCGTCCACGGTAAAGGTGCCTTTATCAATCAGGCCACTTCCCTTCCAGCCCAGCGACAGAGCCAGCACCGCCCCCCTGGCCGGTAGCTCAACCATGCCGTCGCTGTCGTCAATCTCCAGCGTCAGCGTATCGGCGTCAAAGGCCCGGTTGTCGGTCAGGGTCAGGCTTATCAGGCGCTCGCTCACGTTGCGGGTAATGTCTTTCCCGGAGAGCGTCAGCATGAAATCCGGTGCCAGCGCGGCCCCGGCATCGGCCAGCGTCAGGTCAATCACAGCACGCCTCCGGTTATCGTCGTGACCATCCCTTTCGCCTTGCCTATCATCTCTTCGGCCTGCTGCTGCAGATCGCCGAGCTGGGTGCTGAACGGCGGATCGACGCGGATCAGCGACACCGTAAAGTCGGTTTTGCGGGCGCTGCCGTTGCTCATCAGCTCTGAACCGTTCTCGGTGACCTTATCAATCACGTACAGGCCATAGATAAAACCGCTGCCGTCAATCAGCGGCCACGCCCGCCCCTGCTCCGCCATCAGGCGCAGCGCGGACAGCGACAGCGTGCTACCGGTCAGCTCCGGATAGAGCGCACCGCTCAGAACGATGGTCTCCACGTCCGGCCCCAGATACTGATAACCGGCGCGGTTGCCGACGCGACTGCCGGACGGCCAGCGATAGCCCACCGTGCGCTGCGCGCTTTGCAGGGGCAGCGTGCGGGGCATAAACACAAACATGCCTAACGCGAACATCATGATCCCATCTCCTTACACGTCATATTGCATACTGGCCTGCTTACGCATCTGGCGCTGCTGCTCGTAGCGCTCCAGTTCGCTGCGTATGCTCTGCACCACGTCAGCGGTGGTCAGGCCGGTGCCGGATACGTTGATGCTGTAGCTGTGCTGGCTCTGGTCAACGCTGGTACGGCTGGCCGGGGCCGTCGCCGCCTGGTAGCGGGTATAGCCCTTCATCTCACCGGTGGGCGTCAGATAAGATCCCGGTGCTGGGGCACCTACCTTGTCTGCCGCCTCTTCAATCGCGCCGGACTCTTTTTTGACCACGCCCAGCTTCTCCAGCACCCAGCCAATGCCGCTGCGCAGGTTGTTGAAGGCCTTAAGCGGGAGCAGCAGCGCATCCGCCAGCGACTGACCAAACAGCACGCCAACATCCCGGAAGCTGTTCAGCGCCTCTTTACTCATCTGCACTGGTTCCAGCAGGTCGGACAGCCACTGCCAGATGCCGCTGATGGCCTCCCCCACCTTGCCGAACAGCGCAATCTGCGGGCCAAACGCCGCCTGCACGGCTTCCCAGATGCCGCTGAACAACCCACTGAGGAAGGCGCTGACCGGCTCCCAGTATTTGTAAAGCAGCAGCGCGACGCCGACGATGGCGGCACCAATGGCCACTACCGGCAGGGAGATCGCGCCGATGGCGGTTGCCATGATGCCCCCGGCAATGCTGAACACCGTGCCGAGGGTGCCCGCCGCGGCAATGATGATGTTGATACCGATCATCACCGGCCACATCACCGCGCCAATCGCGCCGATAAACCCGGCCACGCCCACGACCGCCGCAGCGATAATGGCGAGGGTGCTGGTCAGGGTCTGATTGTCGGCGATCCATTTCCCCAGGCTCTGTAACCAGCCGGTGGCGGTCTGCACCAGTTTGCGCAGGGACGACTCCTGCCCGGCAAAAATGTCGATGCTGATGGACTCGTAAGCCGCTTTCAGCTGCGCGATATCACCCCCGAGGCTGTCCGCTGCCGCGCTGGCCCCTGGCGCGGCGGCAGTGGGATAGCGGGCTTGCAGCTGGCTCAGGGTGCCGTTGTTAACCGCAGTCATCACCACGCCGGCGTTGGTCGCCTGCGAGTCGTGGTTGGCCAGCGTCATGCTGCGCACCAGCGGCATCAGCGTTGCGATCGCGGCGGCATCGCTTCCCCCCTGCGCCATCACCAGCTGCGCGCTGGTCGCGTCAGCGGCGGTGGTTGCCCCGGAGGTGCGGGCCTGCTCGCGCAGGGTGCGGAGTTCCGGCGCATCCTGAGCAAGGCCCAGCTCAGCCTGCAGTGCGGCCTGCTTCTCGGTGAAGTCATAACCGGGTTTCAGCAGCGCGGTACCGGCGGTCACGCCGGCCGATGCCACTTTCATGCCGGCATCGCTCACGCCGCTGATGCGCTCCGCCCGGGCCTGGCCGGCCTGATAGCGCTGCTTCACGGCGTTGAGCTGCGCCTGCTGACGCATCACCCGCGCCTGAACCTCATGCTGACGTTCAAGCTGGACGGTGGTATCGCGGATCGAAGCGCTGAGCCGCGCCCGCGTGCTGGTGAGATTGCGGGTGCTGATACCGGCCTGCTCCAGCCCCTGACGCTGGCTTGCCAGCGAGCGTTGCAGGTCGGCGGCGTGCTGGTTCAGGGTGCGGATGTTATTCCCGGAGGCCGCCATCGCGTCCCACAGTTCCGCCGCAGGCTGTTTGCTGTTGTGGAAGGTGTCTGCCAGCGCCCGGCTCTCGCGGCGGGCGCTCTGCAACGCGGTTTCGGTGCGGGCAAGCTGCTCGCGGGTGCGCTGAAAGCTCTCCACATCTGCCAACTGCTGATGCAGGCCGCGCAGGCTCTGCCCGATACTGCGAATATCGCCGTTGAGCGAGGCGGTCGCCGCCTCGATGGATTTGAACGGCAGCGACGCCTGACCAACGGCCCTGAGCAGTGCGTCAATGTTTGCGTTACTCATTGGTATTTCCGCTTCGCTGTAGCGCCTTCTCGCGCCAGGTGATGAGCTCAGTCAGGCTCAGGGGATAAAGCTCAGACGGCGGCCAGTGAAAGATGACGGCGATATCCGCCATCAGATCGTCCACCGTCAGGGTTTTCGGCAGGGTTACTGCGCCGAGTTCGGCGACAAAAAACCTACCACCTTGCCGGCGAAGGCCAGCAGATCCGGCCAGGCCAGCTGCGCCACGTCCTGCTCGGTCAGCGTCGGGGTGGTCATGCGCGGCAGCACCTTAATCAGGGCATCCACGTCGGAGTTGGCCAGCGCTGCCAGGCCCACGCCGCGCAGAGTACCGGCGTTCGGCTGGGTAAGCGTCACGTCGCTAATGGTCAGTTCGCCGCGAACAATTGGCTGCGTGAGAATGACGGTGTTTTCGTTCTGCATGGAGTTCTCTCTGTGCTGAGGGGAAAATTAACCGGCCAGGATCTGGCCGGCTGACAGTTACAGGCCGATATTGCGACGGTGCTGGGCCAGACGGTCCACGCCGTTGATGATCTCCACCATGTTGACGGTGTCGATCTCCACCAGGGTTTTGCCGTTGATGGTCAGCTTGTAGTAGGTGCAGACCGCCGCGATTTTCGCCTCGGTGTCTTCGCCCGGCTTCGCTTCCCCGGCGTCGATCTCCTTCAGACGACCACGCATCACCACTTCAACCGGCACGATCTCGCCGGTATCGTCGCGCTGATAGGAGCCGGCAAAGCGCACCGGCACCGCGTCCGCGCTCACCGCGCCGTACAGCGACCAGATGGCCTCATCCGGGAAGCCGCCCAGCGTCCACTCGGTGGAGAGCGCCTCATCGTCCAGCCCCAGATCCACCGGGGCGACGCCGTTCATGCCGCCGCCGCGGTAGTTCTCCAGTTTGCGGGTCAGCTTCGGCAGCGTGACCGCTTTCACTACACCCAGATAGCTGGTGCCATCCAGGAACAGGTTCATGTATTTAAGCTTGCGCGGTAATGCCATGGGGCAGCCTCCTTAGCTGTTGTTGACCGAGGTGACCAGGTTCGCCAGGTACTTGTCGGTAATGCGCTGGCGCAGGGTCAGGTTTTCCAGCGGCGGCACGGGGGTATAGTCGTAATCAATCACCAGCTTGCCAGCCTTGAGCGTCGCTTCATCGTTGGCGCTCTCATCGAACCAGCACTGGGCGTCGATCAGGTAGCCGTTGGATTTCAGCTCGCGGAACTTGGCGTTAATACCGTCGATGATGTCGCGGATCAGCGTGGCGGTAACCGGCTTATCTACTGCCCACATGTGCGCATCGGCCATGGTGTCGGCAATCACCTGCGCGGTACGGGTGTAGTTTTCAAACAGGAACAGCGGATCGTCAGAGCAGGTGCGGTTGCCCCAGAAGCGGAAACCGTCCTTGCGGATAAGCGTGGTGACGCCCGCTTCGTTGAGCAGATCCGCATCGGTGCCGGACTCCTGCAGATCCCAGAACACCGAGGCGCTGATGCCGGTCACGCCGTTGACGCCGACGTTGGACAGGGTTTTGTGCCAGCCGGTGGACTGGTCGATGGCCGCACGCAGGCCGAGCGCGCGGGCGGTCGCGAACGCCGTTGCGCTGGCATTGGTAGCGGTGTCCCATGCCAGGAAATCTGGCCAGATCACCATCAGCTCGCGCTGGCTGAAGTTGGCGCGGTAAGCGATGGCTTCCGACACGGTTTTACAGCCCCAGGCGCTGACGTAGCCGAACGCACGTAGCTTCTGGCACACCGAAGCCAGGGCGGTGGCCACTTCCTGCGTATCGAGACCCGGCACGCCGAGAATACGCGGCTTCACGCCGGTCACCGCTTCGGCGGTGAGCAGCGCTTTCAGGCCGGTGTAGCTGCCATTCGCGTCGGTGGTCCCGATGACGTTAGAGACGGTCTGGGCGAACGCTGCCTCAGCATCCTCACCGCTGCCCTCTTCCACGCGCACCACCACGGTGACGGGTTTGGACTGGTCGGCAATCGCCTGCAGCGCCGCACCGAGGGTGCCTTTTTTACCGGCTTTGCCAATCGCGCTCTGCACGTTGGTAATCAGCACGGGCTGGTTTAAAGGGAAAGTCGCCGCGTCAGCATCGCTGGCCGTACAGACCATACCGATAATTGCCGTTGAGACAGTTGAAATGACGCGCGTGCCGTCGTTAATTTCGACGACCTGGACGCCGTGGTGAAAATCACTCATCCGGTTCACTCCATCGTTAAGGGGTGAGTCCATTTTCACGTCTGGCACCGTCTGGCGCTATTTGTCAGGGTTGGGAAAGGGATGGCACAACGGGGTGTGGCGGGCCCGGCGTCGCCGGGAACCGGCGGTACAGGGTTGAAAGGCTAATATCGAACAGGATCGCCACGCGCTGGCGCGGTTCGCCGGCGGCCAGCAGCCTGCCCACCTGCGCCCACTGCGCCTCGGTCAGCTTCGGGCGACGCCCGCCAATCCGCCCCTGCGCACGCGCCGCCGTCAGCCCGGCCCGGGTGCGTTCGACAATCAGCTCGCGCTCCATCTCGGCGAGGGCGCCCATGACGTGAAAGAAGAAGCGACCCATCGGGGTGCTGGTATCAATGCTGTCGGTGAGGCTGCGAAAATTGACACCGCGCAACCGCAGCTCTTCAATCAGGATCACCAGATGCCGCATGCTGCGCCCGAGCCTGTCCAGCTTCCACACCACCAGGGTATCGCCCTCGCTGAGCATGCGTAACAGCTTCTTAAGGCCGGGCCGTTCAGCGGTCTTGCCGCTGATTTTATCCTCGAAAATCAGCTCACATCCTGCGCACTCCAGCGCATTTCGCTGCAGCGCGGTGTTCTGGTCGTTTGTTGATACCCTGACATAGCCGATAAGCATACTACTCCGCCCTTCGAAAAAGGCGTAAGCATGCCATGAGTGCGGGAAAGTGAGGTAATACGAGTGAGAGTGTGGGCTCTCAAAAACCTTGGTTTGGGGGAAGCGGCGAAGCGTGGGGTGGGGACTGGCAACAATCAAATTCCAGATATGAGTTTTTTTAAATCGTTAAATAATAATGATGGGTATATAACATTACCTGGAGGATTAATTATTCAATATGGACGAGCAACTACGGCTAAAAATAATGCTATTGTTACGCACCCGCTACCAATTGCGTTTCCAAAACATCATTACCAGTGTGTGCTTTCGCATGATGATCCATCATCTACATCATCACTAGCATTTGCATCCGTAGCACCTAACGGATTAACAGCTATAAATATTACGGCTCAAAAGCTAGAATTTAGCCCTACAAGCGGAACGGTAACTTACCGTACACAACAGTCTCCGTGTTACTTTCGTTATATTGCGATAGGTGATTAAAATGAAAAACAAATATAGTCCTTCCTGTAACACATTTTTCCCAGCTGAACTTATGGGAAGATATACCATAGCAGGGACTCTTCCTGATGATTTAATAGATGTTAATGAATATACTTTTATTACTTTTATAGGTGAAGCACCTGAAGGTAAAGTAAGAATTCCGGGTGCCGATGGATACCCTTGCTGGAAAAACACTTGAATTGCAAATAGAAAATGAGCCAGCCTAACTGACTGGCTCATAATTAATAATTATCATGAACTAATCAAAGGTCCGGTATATTAGGCCAAGTGATATGACTGGAATTTGAAATATCTACTGAGTTTAGGGAGTCAATAAAGTCCAACCATATAATAAATTTTATCTTTTCACTTTCATTTAAGCGTCCTAAAGCCAGTCGTGAGGGCCATTGTTGCTCATTGATAAAATCATTAGCGTAGTTGCGTAGGCTTGCTTTAGTCCGCTCTGCCTCTGCTATGGCAGCAGCTTGTTGCGCTACGCTATCTGTTACCCATTCGCTACCGTTCCAGACATCGAAGCGGGTCATCGGCGCAGTAGGTGTAGTGCCTGCAGGATAATCACCCGGGAGGTTGATTGCTGTCGGCGCGCCGGTCTTAGTGTTGTATACCGTATGCCCACGATAATCCGGTAGATATTGCCAAGCAGAATTATCAGGCGTGCGACATATAACCATTCCATCCTTTTTATCGCCCGGAAATTCGGTGCAGGATTTAGAAGGCAGGCCCACACCAACAGCAAGATATTCAACACATGAAGATAAATATTCGCGAGTCATTTCATCATAATTGTATACGGTAATATAACCAGCCTGTGTTGCGATCATTTGTCCATCTAACTTTGCTTCGACCATTATGCTGCTCTCACTATGTAATTAAATGCGATGTTTCGCGGGCGTGTTTCTTGGGCAGTGCTTGCAACGCGGGAGGCGTCAATGGTTGTAATGTCTGCGTTAGAGGCGGAATTATTTCCAACCAAATTAACGTAACTACCGCCTGAATTCGTCGCAAGAGCAAACGCACCGAAAGCATTTACGACAGCCCCGCCCCCGGTGAGTGGTGCAGATCTGGAATGCAGCGCCCCGGTTATATTCTGCATGGCAAAACCCTGCGGCGATAATAAGCCACGGCTCGTGTCAGCTCCCCGCCCATCATCCCAGCCACGAATAAACTCACCGCGCAGATCGGGTAATACTCCACTGGAATAAACGGCAGCGAGTTGTGGATAACGCGCTTTATCGAATGCCGCACCGTTATATTTCAACCATCCTTCTGGCGCGGTGGCTGACGGCCAGGGTACTGGCACTCCCACCGGCAGCGCAGAGCCCTCCCCCAAACCAAGGTTTTTGAGAACCTCGCCCACCAGGCCGGCGTCGGCCATTTCTTTTAGTGCGTTAGCGATTAACGGGTACTGCGGGTGCGGGTTCGCGGCCTCGACGTGCTTTTTCAGCTGGCCATCGGCATAGGCTTTTACCTCGATAACCTTGTCATCGACGTACTTACGCGTTGCCAGCACCACCGCCGGGTCAATTTTCAGGGTTACCGCTTCGGTGCTGGAAACAATCAGCACCATGCGGATGGTCTGAGTGCGGCCGCTACCCTCCTGCAGCTTCGGTTTGTAGGTTTCCGGGCAGTTCGCTACCGCAACCAGAAAACCTTCGTCATCGTAAAGGCCGATCTCGCGGATCCAGAATCCGCCCTCGTCCTCGGGGATGATCTGCTCGACGATGATTTGTCCCGGGTTGGCCGGATCGACGTCGATAAGGTTCAGCGGCGCGCGGCGCTGCTCGTGGATCAACGCGGTTTGCGCGGGGTTCGGCATCGGCAGCACGCCGTTGGCGTCGCCCACCGCAAGCTGCGTCAGGTTCAGTCTGGTGCCGAGCGCGGTGGCATTTGCCAGCCGGGCGGCTCCCTGATTGGTCAGAATGGCAAAATATTTCGCGGTCATGCAGTTACTCTCATGTTGTCAACAAGATGAATCGCCTGAGCCGGGTAGAAGCCCCCGCTCACGGTGATGCTTTCAGGCACATAGGGGTAAATCGTTAGCTCGTCGCCGCCGTAGCTGTTTGCCCCGACGAAAAACGCGCCGTCGGTACTCAGGCTGATCGACAGGTCAATCAGATGGCGACTGGCGGGTTTGGCATCATTAATCAGCCGCTCCAGCTCCTGAAACATTGCCTCGGTGATGCCGTTCTCCTGCACGCCCACCACCAGGCGAAACGTGCCGGGTTGCTCATCGGCCTGCCACCACTCGCGGATCTGAATCAAAAACCCCAGCGGCTCCACCACGCGGCGCAGCGCGCTGATGGTGCCCTTGTGCTTGTGGATGTAGAACGCCGAGGCGATGACGCTGCGCTTGGTGGCCTCAGGCCAGTTCTCGTCCCAGCGATCCACCGACAGCGTCCACGCCAGATACGGCAGCAGCCGCGTCGGGCAGCTTTCCGGGCTCCACAGAGTACGCAGCAGCACCGGCACGCGGGCAATCTCCGCCGCAGCGCGGGCGGCGGCGACCTCAAGCGTTGAGGTGCCGGGCGGCAGCAGGCGGTCGTCACTCATCTGCGCCTCCGTTCAGCAGGGTGTAGCCGGTGCACCACGAGGCCTGATGCTTGCCGAGGGTGATGTCCGCGGTCGGCTCGCTCAGCTCGACGCGCTGCACCCCTTCCACATGCAGTGCGGCATAAATGGCAGAGAGGCGAATATCGCGCCCGAGGCGGTGCTGGGCGGTGACGTAGCGCTGCAGCTTTTGCGCCGCTGCATCACGTATCGGCCCCGCTTCCGGCCCCGGATAGAAGAACAGCGTGGCGTTCACCGCATAGGGCACAATCTCCGCGGCCTGCACCGTTACCCGGTCGCCCACCGGGCGCACTGACTCGGCGTTCAGTGCCTGTTCAACCACTGCCAGCAGCCCGGCATCGGCCTTGCCATCGTTCTCACGCGACAGCACGGTAATGGTGACGCTGGCCGGGCTGGGGCTCTCCACCGAGATATCACTGACGCGTCCGTCGGCGCTGCGTCCGTGGTACTCGTAAGCGCCGGTTGGCCCGGCCACGCTCAGCCCTTCGAACGCCTGCTGGGTGCGCAGCCGCAGATCGCTGTCGGACTCCATCACCGCCGGCACCGGCGGGATGGCGCTATCGTCAGCCGGGGTAATGACCAGGCGAGCCGTGTTGTTGTTGGTCGCCAGCACGTCGAGATCGCTGCCGGTGGCATAGGGGAGCATCACCGCCCGCGCCGCCTCGTTCACACGCTGGCGCCACATCACTTCGCGGTATGCGTTCTCTTCCAGCAGCTTCACCAGCGGCTCGGACTCCAGCGCCAGGGTGCGGGCAATGGCCGCCTGCTCCTCCGCGGGATAGAGCGAGATCAGCGTCGCCTTGCGCTCGGCGAGAATGGTTTCATAATCGAGCTCCTCGACCACATCCGGGGCGGGGAGCTGGTTCAGGTCAATGGTCGGCATAGTCTCAGCTCAGTGGAATGGTTAACGATACGTCGCCCGCGCTGTCGACCAGCTGACCGGTCAACTCAACGATCATCTCGCCGTTATAGCGGGTCTCGAAATTCAGGGCGCTCAGGGTGATACGCGGCTCCCACTTCAGCAGCGCCATGTAGCACGCCGCCATAATCTGCAGCCGCAGCGCCGGGTTCTGCGGCTGGTCGAGCAGCGCCGACAGCAGCGAACCATAATCCCGGCGCATCACCCGCGTGCCCACCGGCGTCATCAGGATGTCGCGCACGCTCTGGCTGATGTGCGCCTCATCCAGCAACGCCTCGCCCGTGGCCCGGTCCATGCCGGCATAGCGCGCCGTCATTGCGTGCCCTCCGTCCAGCTGCCGCCGCGCTGTACCGCACCGTGGCTGTGGCTGTCGACCTGCACACCGTTTGAGGTCAGCGCCCCGCCGCTGTGCGCAATATTGCCCGTCATGGTTCCTCCTCGTTGTACCTCGATGGAGCCGGTAATCAGTCGGTTGGTGCAGACCACGTCCGGCGCATCCAGGGTGATGCGGGTTTCGGCCTTCACCAGCACCACCGGTACCGTGGCGGTAATCGACTCCGACGCGGTGATGTCTGCGGTTTTGATCCCGGTCACCTGGAGCGCGCCGGTCTCGGGTTCATAAGAGAGCGTGGCCCCGTCGGGAAACGCCATGTGCCAGCCATCCGCCGAGGCCGACGGCGCGGGATGCGCGTCGGAAAAGATCCCCGGCAGGATAAAGGCGGTGCTTAACTCCCCGCCGACGGCCAGCAGCATGACCTGTTCACCAACGGAGGGCGCCCACCAGCTGCGTGAGCGTCCGGCGCGCTGGGTCAGCCACTGCAGCCAGTCGGTGGTGATGCCGCCGGTCTTTACCCGACAGCGCCCGGCGGCAAGGTCGGTTTCCACCACCACGCCAGTGCGGATCAGGTTGCGCAGTAAGCGCGAAATGTCGTGAAGCGATGCGAGTGTGTTCATAGGTTCAGGATGCGATAAAAGAGATTCAGCGACCATTTCATCCGGCGCGATGGCGGCTCACACAACGAGCGGTCTTGCGCCGGGATAAAATCCATGCGGCAGCGCGTCAGCTGCCTGACGAGGGCTGGCGGCTGACCAGCTCGTCCTTCATCCACAGCTCCACCGGCCGCGTTACCGCAGCGGGCTCCGGCGGTTCTGGCACCCAGGTGGCGTGCAGCGTCTCACCCTGCTGACTGACCAGCGCACGCTCGGTAAGCGGGATGAGGAGGGTGAGCTGCGGCGTGCCGTCTGCGGCGGTAGCGAGCTGCCAGCTGAAACCGGCGGGCTGCTCCGGGTTCACTGGCATCAGGTCCGGCTGGTTAACCCGCAGCCAGGCCAGCAGCGGCACCACCACCTCTTCCAGTTCGCCGGTAAACGGCGAGACGATGAGCCGGAGCTGATACTGCGCTTCAAACGAGAGCGTGGCGGCAAGGGTTGAGACGATGCGCCCGCTTTCGGTAGTGAGACGCAAGTGGTCGGGATGGTCGCGCAGGTCCGGGATCGCCGCAGCGAGAGCCTGGCGCAGGCTAGTGGGTTTGAGCATCGAGTTCATCCTGGCAATGTTTAACGGTTTCAACCTGCAGCGCGCAGGCAATCAGCGCGCGCTCAAGCTGGCGAATATCGGCGCTCAGGTCGCCGTTAGTCTTTGGGTTGCTGCCCGGCATCGGGCACAGGCTCACCCGTGGACAGGCGCTGGAGATCATCACCGGCGCTGGCGTAACCGGGGCGCTGGTGCAGCTGACGCACAACATCAGGCAGCTCAGTGTCATACCAGCGGCGAAGCGATGCGTTTTCATGGAGTAGCCTCGTAATGGTGTGTTCCCGCCGGGTCGCCTGGGTGCCGGCAGCTTCAAGCCGCTGGCGCAGCGCGACCTGGGCGCGTTCGTTATCCCGGCCCAGCGTCAGTGCAGCAGCCAGCCGCGTTTCCAGCGTGCCCATCGCGGTTTTCTGGCTGGCGCTGAGGGCGCTGGCCTCGCTGAGCGCCTGTGCGAGCTGGCCATTTTTATGGTGCAGCCACAGCACCGCGCTCAGCAGCAGCAGCGTTAGTGCAGCCAGAGTTCTCATTGCGCCCCCGTCAGGCACCAGGCCTGCTCACGGGCACGCCGGTTCTTCAGGCCACTGCTTGCCACACCGTTGACGTAGATCCAGCGCGGCAGCTGATGGCACGCCTGCGCCCACTCTCCGCGGCGAAGAAATCCCGCCAGCGTTGAACGGCAGGCGGCCCCGGTGCCGACGTTGAAGGCGAAGCTGACCAGCGCGTCGTATACCGGGTCGGGCATCGACACCGTTATGCAGTTCGCCAGCCGGCGCTCGGTGTGCAGCACGTCGCTCACCAGATTTGCAGCGGCGTCGCGCTCGGTGATATCTCGCGTCGGCGTTACGCCGGCGGTATGACCGATGCCGCTGGTCCAGACCCCGGCGCTGCACTGATACGGACGCAGGCGGCACCCCTCCAGATCGGCAATCAGCGCCAGTCCTTCCCGGGAGGTATGCAGCAGTCGAAAGTCGGGCACCAGCAGCGTCAGGGCCAGCACCGTGGCGATGGAACAGCCTTTAGCGAGTGAGTTCACGGCGCACCTCGTCGCTGCCGGATTTGATCAGCAGGTAGCTTTTGCGGCGGTAGTACCAGTTAACGCCAACGGTGCATACCACCCCCAGCACCCCGAACCAGGCAGCGAAATCCTGCGGCGTCATGGCACCGAAGAACGCCAGTCCGGCGCTGATCCAGTAGGCAACAAATGAGGTAATTCTTTCCCCGGTCAGTCCCATAGGTTGACGCTCTCCCGGGTCGGCGAGGCGGGCACCTCAGGCAGTTCAACGGCGGTGCCGTGCGGCAGCATCACCCCATGCGAGGCGAGTCCCGGATTGGCAGCCAGTACGCTCTCCACCACGCCCTGCGTGCGGCCGTAGTAGCGCTGGCAAATAACGTCGAGCGTGTCCCCCTGGCTGGCTATGGTTTTCATTGGCGTCGCTCCTCGTTACGGTCAGTTATCCCGGCGTGGCAGTGAGCTACCGCGCCGCAGCCCGGTTAGCGCCGGGCCTGAGACTATTTTCCTGCGCCGGGCAGCCGGGCGCTATCGAGGGCGGATGGAGGAAGGCAGGCACAACATTGCCGGACAACGGGCAAAAAAAAGCCCGCCGGAGCGGGCGGGCAAAGGCATAAAACCGGTATCACGGCGGCATAATGGTTTGAGTTGGCGCGGTAAGACAGCGCGGGCGTCGGCACCCGGCGGCGTAGCCTGTTACCACGGCGCTATTTGTCGATGGGTAATACGGTGAAAGTCACGGTGTAATTGCCGTCGGTCATCATCTGCCCGCCAGCCAGCTCGGCTATCAGATTTAATGCAATTTCCCTGTCTCTTTCCTGGCTGGCTCCTTCTGACGTCAGGCGCGCAATTAACTCGACGCGCTCTAACATCACCTGCTCTTTCAACCCCTGATCCACGTGACCTCCCCTACACCAAAAGCACTGTATATATATACAGTAGCACGCCAGGGGTTATTTGAAAACGTGTAATCGAACCAATCTTTCATTTTTTTATCATGCTGAAATTAAAAGAATATTCATCCATGACGCGCGTCACGTGCAGGGTCACTTTTGCGCCCGGATCGCGGCGAAGCGGGCCAGGATGCGTCGGGCGTTTTGTTGGCGTTCGGCAGCCGTCTGGCGCTTTGCACAGGGCGAAACGCCAAAGATTTCTCCGCCGGACGATCCCCGACACCAGAGGCCGTTAATACGCGCCGTGGTCCCCTTCAGCAATGAGAAACCCATGCCCGCGCTAATGGTTTCGCCGGTCATCAACAGAATATCCGTCTGGATCTCGCGGATCGCGTCACGATCGGTGTCGCTGCCCGGAATAAAGGGCGGCCGCCGCACGGCCGTTGGCAGACGCAGGCGGGCAGATAAGCGCCGCCGCTGGCTGCGGGTGAGCGGCGTCACGCCATCCCACGGGGTATCGTCCCGATCGTGCGTCGCCCCCGTACAGTTAGTGACAGAACTCCAAGAGGGCTGAGTTTGCGCCTGCGCGGCGGCGAGCTTCGGCACAATCTTCCAGCGCCCGGTGCGGGTCAGCAGCGGCACGTCGCGCCCTACGCCGGTATCGTATACGCCGCGCACGGCTACCTTTTCCTCGCCGTAGGGGTTACGCGCGTCGTCCGTCTGATACCAGACGCGCACCTGCACCGCCGCGCGCGGTACGAACGGCCCGCCCTGGGCGGTGACGTATCCGGCCCAGTCGCCGCGGTCCGCCGCCTGGTGCACCGTGGCAAAATCCACGCTCAGGCCGCGCGCTGCCTCGTTGTCAGCCAGACGGCGCAGCTCGCGGTAGACGGTGACCGGCGCGCCGCCGATAAACTGGAACTGGCGGATGTGCCAGCGCGCGGCCCACGCCGATACCGCCGCCGCGCTCTGGGTAAGCAGCGCGCCGGTTTCGCGGTCGCGCTCCCCGTCCAGGGCATAGCCGTCGACGTTTTTGGCAATGTATTTGGCGATGTAGCCGGTGGCGGAGCCTTTTTCGGCGTCAATGGCAACCGCATGAAAACGTCCCTGGCGGGCGCGCTCATCGATCAGCTCGTCAGCATCCTGCTCGCAGGCATAGTCAGCCATGATCGCCCGCACCTGTGCCACGTTTTCAGGGCGCATAAACATCAGCATATGCCAGTGGGGCGTACCGTCGTGATGAGGTTCGGCGACGCGAATACCGAACACGCGGATCTGCTGGCGGTGTAAGCGAGCGCGAATCCGCGCCCAGAGCGAGGCGAACCAGCGCTGGGTGTCTGCCGGGCTGGCACCGCACCAGCGCGGATTCGGGAAGCCGTCTCGCAGCGTGGCATGAAAGGATGAGGGTGCCGTGAGGGTATAGAAGTCGCCGACGTAGCCGAGGGTCTGACAGATGTTTTCGAAGCCGCGGATGCGCGTCATCAGCTCGCAGCGGCGGATCGCCGGGTTGGCCTGGGAGGCGTCGTAGCGTTCAATCAGGCTGATGCGGTTGCCCTCTTCATCCTCCAGCTCCATACCCTTGAGAAATTCACGGGTGCGGCGTTTCTGCTCCCGCCATTCGCTGAGGCAGCTTTTGCTGGCGTATGGCGTGCCGCGCTGGCTGACGTTGCCCACGGCAATCTGCAGATGCTCGCGCCAGGCACTGGCGATGCGGCGCAGGCAGCTGCGCCACCACTGGGCGTTGCACATGCGCAACACCGCCGGGCCAAGCTGCTCTTCACAGACGTAGCGGCGGGTAATGCGCTCCCACGCGGGCGGGGTGATGCGAAACAGCTGGCAGAGATGGGCAGCGCGCAGATACCAGGCGTGCAGGGTTTTCAGCTCGCCCCAGCTTTCATCCGCTTCGCTGTCGATTTCTCCGCGGATCAGACTGGCAATGTCAGCCGCGAGCAGATCGATGTCGGCTTTAGTCAGATCCGCCAGCCGGTTGTAGCGGGCCAGCAGATCCATCAGCCGGGTAACAAGGTAGCGGCGGTACGCATCATCGAAGCGCCAGCCGGTGAGATCCCGCGTCAGGGTGCGCTCGATGCCGCTCGCCTGATAGCGTTCGCTCACCCGCTGCAGACGCGGCAGCACCCGCCGGCAGAAGGAAATCAGCGCCGCGTTGGCTCGCGGAATACCGCGCTCGTTTGCCAGCCGGTCCATACGCTGGTAAATCCCGGCGGTGACGCAGTGAGGATGGCGCGCCAGCCAGCGTCGGGTACGCAGCAGCGCCACGATAGTGCGGTTGCGCCGCTGCTCCTCTTCCCGGGTGAGGCCGGGGCTGGTAATCGCCGGACGCGGGGCATTCCACGGCCAGGCCCAGACAATCTTACTCACACGCCGCCCCGGTAGTGCTTCTGCTTCAGCTCGGCGATCTCCTGACAGGTGACGCAGCAGCTGACGCCGGGCAGGATCGCACGCCGCGATGCCGGGATCGGTTCGTCGCAGCTTGCGCAGGTCAGGCGTGACGGTCCAGTCAGGCGGCTGCGCGCGTTAATGATGTAGCGTTCGCGCGCCTCCTGTTCGTACTGCTGGGCGATATCAATTTCATCGGCCATCAGTCGATCTCCCGGGCTTCGTGTGCAAAGCGGTCGGCTTCTTCGCTCAACAACGCTGCCGCTTCGACGCCGTTCAGCGCTTCACGACTGATTTTGCGTGCCAGCGCGTCCAGACGCCCGGCAATCGCCTGCGCCCCGCCCTTGCGCTCCTGCATTTGCGCAGCATGGATCATCAGCGCCAGCGCCTGTTCAGCGTCCGGATGGGGTAAAGTGTTCATGTATTCCACGGTTATTCTCCTGAATTCAGGCAACAGCAGGCCTGGCGGGTTTACGCCATTGCTGTTGATTAATGGATTAGTTCGGCAGGGTCAGCCGTCTGGGAAACAGACTTACTACCGCCCGGAAGTGGTTCATCGCCGCGATCAGCGCCCGCTGCTCCTGCCGGGTGAAGGCCTCCGGCGCTGCGCTGTGGCGTGCGGTGGGCAGCTTCGCAAAGTAAAAGATGGCAGCCAGCGCCCGGCAGTTATCGTGATACCCCGGGTCGCGGCGATCGCGCATCTCGTTCAGGAAACGCGCCACCTCATCCCAGCCGCTGTCGTCCCAGTGTCGGGCACGCAGCGCTGCCAGCTGGTTCAGCCCGGCAGCCCGTTCACCCGCGCTCAGCGGCACCATGGCCGCTACGCCTTCAATTGCCATCTCGCCTCCCGTCAGGCTGAAAATTCGCAATTAACGAATTCGTTATTCATTACTGCGCGTTAAGCGAAACTGCGCAGCCGCTCAGGGCTTCCACCGTCAGCGCCGCCATGTTGACTTCAACGCGGGCGCGGCGCTTATCGCCTTTATCACGAATCGGCAGACGGCCGTCGCGGATCATGTCCCGGGCAGTGCCAATGGCGGTACCGGTCAGGCGGCAGTACTCGTGCAGCGGCAGGAAAGGGGTTGGGATAGTGATTGTAATGTCAGGACGCATAAGGCAAACTCCTCGTTTCGGTTGCGCTCGGTAATAGCCAACATTATTCGCATAATCAACAAGACGAGGTCAGAATAATTCGCATTTTGCGAAGTGTCAATTCGCAATACGCATTTTGCGGAGTTCTGGATTTTAAGTGACTGATTTCAAAATTGATTTAAGTAGCGACAGTGCGTCCGTTCTGGACCGGGTCATTGAGGCGTACGGTTTCCCGTCCAAAATGATGCTGGCCCAGCATCTGGATATGGCTGCCAGCAGCCTCTCCTCGCGTTACAAGCGCGGCGGCTTCCCTGCGGATATCGTGGTGCGCTGCATGGCGGAAACCGGCGCATCGCTGGCATGGCTGGCAACCGGGGAAGGTAAAAAATTTGCCGACGACGAACCTGACGTAATGAAACTGCCGCGTAAGAAGCTGGTTGACGGCCAGCTCTACGATGCGGGCTACGCCATGTTTGATAAGGTGTTTTTCCGCGCGGGCGTCCCGCTTCCCACCGAGCCGTTTTGCCTGCAGGACGATAAAGCGCAGTACATTATCGATAGCACCTTCGACGACATCTACGACGGCGAGTGGCTGGTGAATATCGAAGGAAAAATCAGTGTCCGCTCTCTTATCCGTATCCCGGTACGCAAGGTGCGCGTCAGCGGCGTCGGCACCGCCTTCGACTGCGCGCTGGAAGATATCGACGTGCTGGGACGCGTGGTAATTACGATCGTTAACTGACCGTTGGCATGGTGAAAAGCAGCGGCACACAAGATGCCGCTGGTTAAGGGTTAACAGAACGCCAGACGGATCCAGAATCGCCACAGGGCAAATATCACCAGCACCAGCATTGCCGTGTTTACCAGCAGCGACGCCAGCCGGGTTCGTTTGAGTAGATACAGCCAGGGCAGCAGCAGAATAATCGTGAACGGGACCATCACATCCCGCGTATCATCCACCACAAATGCCCGATGCGCGATACAGGCGTTTTTTATCTCCTCACCGTCAATAAACCACTCCTCCTTAAAAGAGGAGAACAGGAAGATCGCGGCTATACAAAAAAGCCAGTAACTGACCAGCATCAGACGCTTCAC